ATTTGCGCTGCTGGACCTCCAGATGCTGGATCTGCTCCTCCTGCGACTCGACCTGATCGCGAAGCGGCTTGATGACGGAATCCGTGAGAATGTCGCACGCCTTCGCGGCGATGTCCGCGGTGTCCCTGCGCCTGCTGGAGACGGCACCGATGATGGCGCCCACTCCCCCGCCTCCGACCAAGGCGACGAGCAGCGAAGTCCAGAATTCCGTGCTTGAGAAAAGGTCAAGCGGAGGCATCAGTCCTCCCAGGGGTCAAGCTTGGACTGCACATCGTCTCGGTATTTTTCGGGCACTTCGTCCAATTCCATGCGTCCTGCCTTGACAAGGCGGACATACATGCGGACAGCTGCCGCGCGGTTGACTTTGGCCATGGTCACTCCTCCTTTCCGGATTCGGTGGTATCGGCGGAATCGGCGCCACCGGTGGTGGTCTTGTCGTTCGCCGCAGCAGTGTCGGACGGCGTGGAGTCGGCCGAGTCATCGGTGGAATCACCGTCGGAGTCATCGGCGATGAGGTCGGCCAGCAGCTGGGCGTTGTCCAGAGAGGACTGCTCCAACGCAGTGATGCGATCGAGCACCGGCTGGGAACTGGTGACGTCGCCCTCGAAGAGCATGTCGGCCTGCTCGATGGCCTCCTGCTCCTGCAGCGGGAGCACCTGGTAGGATTCGACGGCCGTCCATTCGCTCCACGCCGGCATCTGGTCGGTGGCCTCGTGATTGACCTGCTTGATGTTCTTGCGGATGCGGATGTCGGCTAGTCCGTCGTCGCGGAGATGGTATTCGACCGCGTCCAATGGCGTGGCCGAGCTGACGTTCTGGATCATTGTCATTCCTTCCTGTTGTGCGCCGCGATTGTGTTCCTTGCGTGGCGGACGATCTGATCGACGTCGTGACGGCGCCGGTATTGGATTGAATCGCTGTTTTTGAGCCAGCCGTAGTAGCTGGCGCAACGGTATGCGAGCCGAAGACTTGTAGGGTTCCGCGCGTATCTGTGGAATGAGCGTCGTGCGCGCAGGAAGATGCCCGCTCTGACGCCGGTATGGTCCGGGTAGAAGGTGAAGCCCACCATGTCGATTGGCTCCACGCCGACGTGCTTGACATTCCATGTAGGATGGATTTCGAGACGGAGCGTGTCATGCAGGTAGGCGCGTATGCGTTTGACGGCGATGGTCAGATCACGCTTCGATCTGCCGATCAGGAGAATGTCGTCCATGTAGAACAGCAGGTGCGTCACGAGCCGTCTGGTGGCGGTTTCGCCCGTCCTGCGGTTCACGCGCTCCTTGGAAAGATGCCGTTCGCAATAGTGGTAGGCGTAGCTCAGATAGTAGTTCGCGAGCCACTGGCTCAGATAGGAGCCGATGTTCAATCCGTCATCACCCGCGTATTGGTCGATGAGATGGAACGTCAAATCCAGTAGCCGCCTGTCTCCCACGTCACGCGAGAGCAGGCGTTTCAACACTTCACGGCTGATGCTTGGATAGCATTTGCGCACGTCCAGTTTCACGAACACTTTGCTGGATGGTTCGCGCACCCATCGTTTGATCGCGCGACGCGCGTCGGCTATGCCCCTGCCAGGGATGCTCGCCGTCTGCCATCTGCCGACCTTCGCGCGGAACAATGGCATCAACGCCGTGCCGCAGACGTAATCGTAGATCTGATGGCGGATGCTTTCGCGTCCGATGACGCGCATCTTGCCTGAAATCGGCTCCACACGGCGGAAGTAGCGGATGGGCGCGAACCTGTATTCGCCGCGTCCTATCTCGTCCGCTATCTGCCGTGAAAGCGAATCCAAGTCGGACTGGCGGCTGAGGAATTCGTTCACGTCCCTGCGGGAGCGTTTGCCGTTAAGGAACCGTTCGATGCAGTCGCGCACGAACGCTGGTTCGGTGATGCGACTGTGTTTGCAATATGTTTTCATAAAAGCTATAAGGGGAATGTTGGCGGCGTTCGGCCATGTGGCCTACCGGTCGCGTGCTTGATTCGATTTTCGGCATGGCCGAGGCTTGCCCTCTCGCGTGTCCCCGAAAGCGGAGGGTAGTCGTGACGGAAAATTGAGAATCAACCCTATGTGCGACCGCCGTAGTTCCACCAAGCGTTCGAGAGGTCGTTCCTGCCGTTCGCGTTGAACAACCCGCAGTGCGAGCCGTCCCTGAGATTGCCGCCGCGCTGCAAGGGCAGGAGGAACCCGGCGAAACCGTCACGAATCCCTGGAATATTATCAAGAGTCATACGAGGGTGATGAGGGGGCTTTCGCCCCCTCGCTGGCGCTCACCCCCAACCGCCCGCACTAGGCGTGCGTGCGGCCAAGAACGGATAGGCGACCGCCGCAGAGCCACCAAGCGCCCGAGAGGTCGTGCCCGCCGTACGCGCCGAACAACCCGCAGCGCGAGCCGTCCCCGAGATGGCCGCCGCGCCGCAATTCGTGCAGTCCCGGAGCGGAGATCGGGTTGATGATCAGCGCGTCGGTCAGGCCGCTGGTGCTTGTCGCGCCGACGCCGGTGGGCAGTAGGAATCCGTGCTTTTCGGTGAAGTCGGTCTGCCACTGCCACTGGTTGTCGGTCTTGTCGTTGACGGCTGGATAGTCGCCCACATGCACGTAGTCGGCGGTGATGGCGGTGCCGCTCGCCTTGGTGGTGTCGAACACCTTCCATACTTCGGTGTGGCCGGAAGTGTCCGAATCCTTCACGTTCTTCAGGATGATGTCGCCCTCGGTCTCGTAGAGTCCGGCGAACAGTTCGATGCCCTGCAACTTGATCGGCTGATGGGTTTTGGACACGTCCTCGCGGGGGATGCCGTCGTTGCCGAGTACGCCGTCCGTTGAACCGGTCAGGTACGGCATTTGGGTGACATGCATGGCCGTCGTGGTCGTGAAGGCCGCGCCGGACACGTTGATCGCGGTGGTTGCCGCGTCCACGACGGTCTTGGAGATGACCTTGCGGTATGCCGCCGCCTCGCCGGTCTTGTTGTCTCCACGGTCGGTGCCGGTGCCGACGCTCACGTAGGAGCCGAGGTCGATGCTTGCCGCGTCAGTGGCCTTGACCAGTGCGCGTGTGACGTTGGTTTCGGCCTTGCTGACGTTGATCTGAGCGGAACCGTTGAAGTCGCCGCCCAAGTAGCGTTCGATGTCCTTGGTCGCGTATTTGAGCATGTGCATGAGCTGCGTGTAGAACGTGTCGGCGGAGGTCTTTCCGCTGTAGCCCTTGCCTTTGCTGGTGGTTACGGCCACGGAGCCTTGTTCGCTCATGGAGGCCGGAATCTGACCCGAGACGGACGCGGCCTTGCCGCCGTAATTGGACAGCGGGTATTTCGCGTACGCCATGCACGGGCGGAGCGAACCGTCCGGCAGCAGCGCGCCCGGCATCGGCGAATAGCCGTCGTACTGGGTGTCCGAATACCAGATGGTGCAATGGTTCGTGTCGAACTCGAACCGGTAGAAGCCGGGAGTGGTGATGACGAACACGTCGCCGTTGGACCCGTCCTTCGCGTAATTGCCAGCCAAGCCCTTGATGGCCTTCACGACCGGCGTGCCATCATCGGCCACCGCAACGTTAGCGTCGAACACACGGAACGCGCTCAAACCAGCGTAATCGTCGCGTCCGGCGCGATAATTCGTGGACGGTACGACGGTCAGACCGGCATTGTCGCCGACCTTCACGCCGTCCGGCGAATTGGAGAAGCTATAGAGCGGGAAACGCACGCCATACGTGCGCCCGTCACGATGCGCGGCGAAATACTCGCGCACATTCGACACGACCTTCTTGGCCGCGTCGTAGGCGAATCTGGATCCATTCGCGTTTTTCTGCGCGCGCTCGAGCTGGACGTAGTCGCTCAGGCGGATGACTTTGTCTGTGTCTACCATTTGCTGCCTTCCTTATGCGTTGATTGCTGAGACTGCCCAGTCGATGTCGGTTTGGTCGATGTCGGAGAGCGGATTACCGGTGTTGGGGATGAGGGTTGTCGGGTCGACTGTGACGAGGTCGGCGAAATTGAGGGTGGCGGTGGTGTCGGGCACGTCGAAGGTGACGTTGAATTCGTGGCGGGTGCCGATGCCGACACAGAGCGTGTATGCCCAGTCCTTTCCGGTTGGCGGGAGGTTCAGGGTGGTGGCGCCGTGTGCGTCGAGTGCGGTTTTGAGCGTCTCGTCCACGACGATCTTCTTCGATGCGGTGGCGAATCGGCTGGTCGGCGTGATGCTGATCGGGTCGTTGGCGAGGTCCACTACCCCGCCGGTGTCGAGTTTTCCTAGGTCGAATTTGACTTGTGTCATTTTTCCTCCTTGTTTTCGGTGGTGTTGAGCCGTCTCGTGGCTTCTGCGAGTTGGGCGCGCAGGATGGCGTTCTGTTTCGCTAGGTCGGCGAGCTGTCGTGCGAGGTCGTCGATGACGGTGTTTGCGTCTGCGGTGATTTCCATTGCCTGTCCTTTCGTCAGTCGGAGGCGGTCATCGTGTCGATGCGGGTGATGTTCCGCAGGTCGGCGAGCGCTGTGGTTTGTGTGATGTGTGTGGTGATGTCTTCGAGTGTGGTGGTGTCTGGGTTGTTGTTGGTGATGGTGGCTCGGATGCCGCGGGTGTCGTTTTGCCAGATTTCGCCGTTGTCGGTGCTGTAGGTGTAGCGGAGGCCGAGTCGGTAGAGTTCGGCTTTCATGCTGTCTTTTGGGGGTCGGAGGTCGAGGATGTTTTGTGTGGTGTCGGCCATGGTTTTCCTTTCGTGTTTAGAGTTTCGGGTTTAGAGGGTGTACATCATGAAGACGCTGACCCACCATGCGTCGTTGGTTTGGCGGACGCCGACGCAGAGGTGGCCGCGTAGGTAGTTGCCGTCGCCGTTGATGCCGGTGGTGTTGCTGGGGTTGGTGTTGCCCGGTACGAATGCGCCGCCGTAGAGGCCGTTGTTGAAGATGCAGGGGACGTTGAGGCCGATTTTTGGGATGAATTCGGTTTTGAAGTATCCGATGTCCAAGTAGTCGCCGGGTTGGAATGTGACGCTTTTTCGGTCTGCGCGTTGCAGTTCGAGTTGCATGTAGCAGGTGTTGCCTATGACGGTCATGTGGCTTCGGGGGTCTTTGCCGCTGTCGCCGCAGTAGGCTGTCCATCCGCTGGCGGGGACGAACCAGTCGTTGAGGTCGGTGTAGATGACTGGGTCGATGCGGACGTTGTTGACGTAGACGCCGAGGCCTCCGACTTGTTGTGCCCAGCCGTCGCTGCCGTTGATGTCGACGCGTCCGGCTTCCATGACGACGCTGGAGGCGCCGCTGTTGTATCGGACGACGCTGAGTTCGCTGTTGTCGGGGTTGATGCCGATGTTGAGTCGTCGGTAGGCTCCGGGGTCTGGTTGGCTGGTGTTGAAGCCGCGTGATTGGCCTTGGACGTACCAGGCGGTGCCGTTGGCGTCGTAGCATTCGAGGAGGCCGCAGACGCTGCCGTCTTCGGTGGTGGTGTTGCGCATTTCGAGTCGTGGGCCGGATAGGGCAGTGGCGAAGCTGCCTGCGAGTGTGTTGGCTTTGCCGTTGAGATGGACTGTGTTTTCGCCTTTTTCGTCCCAGAAGTCGAGGGCGCCGCCGGTGAGTTTGAATCCGGTTTTTTCGGAGGTGTTGGATTGGATTTTCGTGCCGGTGATGACGCCGCCGTTGATGACGCCGCCTTCGAGGATTGGTGCGGTGATGCGGCCGTTGGTGAGGATGGGGCCGTCCATGGTGATGCTGCCGTCGGTTTTGATGGCGAGTTTGGCGTTGCCTGCCTGGTCGTAGGCGACGATGCCGCCTGCGGTCATTTTGACGCCGACGTGGATGGTCTTGGTGGTGCCGTCGGCGTCGGTCGTGGTCCTGTCGCTGCTGGTCTGGACGGTGGCGCCGGTGATGGTGACGGCTCCGATGGTGGATCCGGATTGGATGTCTCCTTTCATCCAGAGGGTGCCTGTGGTGGCGTCGTAGGAGAGTTTGGAGCCGAGTTTCATGCCGTTGGCGTTGATTTTGACCTTCGATGTGGCCGGGTCTGTGCCGGTGCGGAATTCGGAGCCGATGATGACGGCGCCGGTGATGGTGCCGCCGTTGAAGGTGGATGATTCGACTTTGCCTTTGAATGTGGCGGTGCCGTCGGTGCCGATGGCCACGGTGGGATTGCCGGCTGTGTCGTAGGCGGTGAGGCCGCCGTTGGTGAGTTTGATGCCGCGCTTGTCCTTCGAGGTGGTCTGGACGGTGGCGCCGGTAATGGTGCCGCCGCTGATCGCCCCGCCGGACTGGACGGCGCCTTTGATGTTCAGCGTGCCGGTGCTGACGGAGTATGCGAGGCCGTTGCCGAGGTACATGCCGCTGGCGTTGATTTTGACGTGCGCCGCGCGTGGGTCCTCGCTGTCGCGGAATTCGGAGCCGATGATGGTCGCGCCGCGCGCGGTTCCGGTGAAGGTCTTGGCGTTCGCGTCTATGTCCTTGCGGGCCTGTTCCAGGTCGCTGGAGACCTGTCCGACCTGGTCGGACGTGTCCTTTTTCGCTGCGGCGAGGATTTCGCTGCTTTTCCTGTCGAGGTCGTCGGAGAGCTGCTTCTGCTGTTTCTGCAGTGCGTCGGCGGCGTCCGTGTTGGCGTCGATGCGCTTGTTGGCCGCGTCGAGTCCGTCGCTGACCTTTTTGATCTGTCCGTCCGCGTCGGTCTTCGCGGCGGCGAGGATCTCGTCGGCGGCGTCGTTGAGGTCCTTCTGGGAGACGACGGGCGCGATGATGATGGTCGCGTGGTCGGACTCCTCCGACGCGTTCGGCGCGGACAGGCCGTTGGCGTCGTGGGCGCAGTCGTAGGCGATGGCCCAGATCTCGACCACGTCGCCGACGGGCAGGATGCCGGTGGTGATCTCTCCCCTGCCGCGCAATGCTCCGAGGTCGACGGTCTCGCCGGTGCTGTCCGGCTTTGCGAAAAGTTCGACGTGGTCGAAGTCGGCGGGGATGCCGCCCTCGAGCTCGCCGTCCCAGCGCGCGCACGCGACCTCCAGCGAGGATGTGGCGGACACTCCGATCGGACGGCCGGGAGGTGTCGTGTCTCCGACGAAGGGGATGAGGCCGCCGGTGCCGGGCATGGGCTCCGCGGCGCCTCCGCCGAGCCATGTCTGGGAGCCGTCCCCGTTGTCCACGGCGATGGTGCCGGTCAGATAGGTGGCGTGCATGCCGGCCTTGGAGTACGCGGCCTCGGCGAGGGTGAGTGCGAGGGAGTCGTCGGCCGGCCTGATCTCCATGTGACTGGCCATGTGATGCCTCCTTTAGTCGAATGGTTCGGCGATCGGGTCGAATTTGAGGGTGACCTTGCCGGTCTGGTCTCCGCTCATCTGCATGAGCCTCATGGTGGTGACGCCGTCCGGCCAGTCGGGGAATCCGTCGATGGCGACGTCGAAGGTCTCCCCCGGCCAGAAGCTGCCGAGCGGATGCAATGGCAGTCCGTTGGCGTCCACGTCGTTGGCGTTCATCTCGCCGGACAGTTGGCAGAGCGGCCGCCGGTTGGCGAGCATCGCGGCGTTCGCGGCCGAGGAGAGCAGTTCCCAGGTCTTCGCGTCCGACGCGCTGAGCGTGGTCTCGCGCAATGGCCATGGGTCCTCGCGTCTGGTCAGGGAGAGGTCTTCGGCCAAAGCGCACATGGTGCCACTGTCCGCGCCGGATCCCGTGGCATAGACGCGCATGATGGGCGCGCACCTGTCGATCTTGATGTTCTCCAGAGTGCCGCCCTGCGGATGGCAGGAGAGGCTGAGCCGCCTGTCCTGGTTGAGGTGGACGTCTCCGTCGCTTCCGGCGAGGAAACTGAAGCGGATGTGCTGCGAGTCCGCCAGGTACGGCCTGAATTGCATGTCGGGGCCGCCGTCCGCGTCGGCGATGTTCTTGAGGATGTCCGAGCACTTGTGGCTGCCGATGTTCGAGTCCTGGTATTCCGCGACGGTCTGGCGCGGCAGGATGGTTTTGTGCGGGCCGTCCGTGGCGGTGGTGCTGCCGGTCTGCTTGCCGTCCGCGTCGAACGAGAACACCACGGTGGTGGTGGTCACGGTCCGCTCCGAGTAGTCGGCGTGGTTTTTGGTGACGGTCTTCTTGGTGACGGTGGTCTGCGCCGTGGTGATGGTCTTGGTCGTCGTATGCTGCTTGGTCACTGTCCCCTTGCGCGTCTGGTAACTGTACGGCTTGGTTTCGGCGACCTGCTTGGTCCGCTTCGACACGTGCTGTTCAGTGATGGTGCTGGTGTCGCCGTCCACCACGGTCTCGACGTAGCCGTCGACCAAGGTCTCGCGTCTCTTGGATTTGGTCTTGGCCGCGGTCTTGTCCTCCGTCGCGCCGTCGGACGGCAGACTGTGCGTGCCGACCTCGTTGAGATAAGGCAGGTCGATCGGCAACGAGCCGCCAGGCTTCGTCTCGGTGCATTGGCGGATCACCTCGCACGCCAACGCGCGCCAGCTGAGGTTCTCGAACCGGTATTTCTGCGTGCTGGTGTGGTTCGCGCCGGTGCCGAACGCCCCCTCGTGGACGAGATACCGGTCCTCGAGCATGCCGAACATGCTGATGACCGGCACGCTGACGTCATGCCAGCTTGACGTGCGCACACCCAGCGCGCCGGCCAGAATCGGCGTGCCCAATGAGGACGGGTCGTCCATCGGCGAGCGCCAGAAGAGTGCGAGTCCGCGTTTGTATGGTTGGAGTGCCGATGCGCGGGCGGCTGGTGTGGCGCCGGGGATTTCGGTCCAGGGAAGTTCGAGGCCGCTGATGGAGTCGTCTCCGAGACCTTTGTCCTTGGTGGTGGTGAATGAGCAGTCGGACACGGTCATGGACCAGGAGAAGCTGGGGATGTCGATTTCCTGCGCCAGCTGGCCGGTCTGGACGTCGTAGAGGTAGGCGCGCCAGCTCATGCGACCTGTCCTCTGTCCCAGATGATGAAGCGGCGGCCGCACCAGAGGGCGTCCTTGTTGTCTTGGGATGGGTTGTAGTGGAAAACTGGCGCGTTGCCGTTTTGGAGCCAGGTGCGTAGGCGTGCGACATGGTGGCCTTTGTTGACGGCTGTGATGTAGCTGGTTTCGTGTGTCTGCCATGCGCCGTAGCTGACGAAGTTGGCGCAGGAGTGGTCGAGGTCTTTGCCGTCGATTTGGAAGCCGACTGCCCATTCCGTTCGGTGTGACGTGTCGGACCATGAGGTTGCTCCGGCAGAGCTCAGGTTGCATTTGAAGGCGAGTTCGAGCATGCGGTCGGATGGGAGGTCGAATTCGATCTGCTGCTCGTAGTACATCTTCTTCACGGTCGAGTCGCCGGTCATGTCGCGGCGGTCCCAGTTTTCGCCGATTTTCCCTAGGGATGCGCCGTATGGGATGGCGTAGTCGGCGCTCCACATCTGCACGGCTGCGGCGGTGGATGTGGCTCCGGCGGGCATCTTCATCTTTCGAAGCATCGTGCATCCTGCCGGGATGGTCGGTTCCGGCAGGTTCGCGCCTGGTGTTCCCTGTGTGACTCCGACGACGACGAAGTTGTCGGCGTCCTTGTATTCCATCTGGTTGTGCGCGCAGATCCAGACGATGTCGATGCGAGGGTTGGAGGGGTCTCCGGCTGACACGGCTCCGGTCTGGCCGCCTTCGAAGTATGCGAGGGTCTTGCCGTCGGCGTCTCCGCGCGAGCAGACTGCCACACCGGCCGAGACGTTGTATCGAAGGTCCGAGCGTCCCGTGACGTTCAGTCCGTCGACGAGGCCGGTGTTGGCCCATTGCGCTCCAAGGATCCTGCGATGCGCGAGTGGCGTGACGCCGATGCCGTTGGCGTTCGGCGAGATGCCCAAGGCTGTGGTGCTCATTGATGATTCTCCTTCACATGTAGGTGTCGTGGGCGGTGCAGTCCACGAATCCGTTACCGAGGCTTGACAGGACCACGCGGATGGAGCCGCCGGGCGGTATCGTCGGGAATCCTCGCTGGCTGAGTTGGCGGCTCACATCCTGTCCGCCGAGTTGGGCGGTGCGGCTTCTGCAGTCCAACACCAGCGGAACATCCCGGACGGCCTGGTCGCACACGATCGACTGCTGCGTGCCTGGGAAGTCGAGTCTCACGCCATTCATGGGTCCGTGCACGACGAATGTCGGATAGGCTCGTGAGGATCCGCTGTTGGTGAGCAATGCGACGTTCGATCCGACGCCGTCGAGCGTCAACCCGTAGTTCAGCGGGTATTTCAGGCCATTTCGCTGGTTGTCTCCGTATTTCAACCCGACGTTGCCACCTGCCACGTGCATGGCACTGATCTGGACGGTGTGGCCGTTGACGCTCAGGCGTTCCGGCCGTTCGAAGACGAGCGTGATGTCGCCGCTGAGGTTCTGCCAGAGGGGATTCTGGATCTTCTGCTCGAGGCTCCTGCTGTAGTAGCCGCCGACGCATTGCGTGTCCTGCCCCTGGTCGGTGACACGGCAGGTGACGAGGCCATGGACGGCCCGGTCGAGTTGGGCGAGCAGGTCGAGCGCCTCCTGTCGGTCTCCGGCGAGGACGCGGTAGCCGACGGTCACGACGCGCGCCGCATAGAGGATGTCGCTGGCGGCGATGTCGTGGCCACCGTCACCCTGTCCCCTGGCGGTGACGGTGATCTTCGGGTCCGGCGTCTGATACCATCCGGCGATTCCGGTCAGCGCGATGCCGGGCCCTTGGAAGTCGCCATCGCCGTGGAGGGTGACGCTCGACCCGTTCGCGGTGAGTGTGACGTCTGACATCAGCGAGCGCTCCTTACTGCCGCGCTGGCGGTGCGGCCGATGATGGTGCCTGTCACGCTTGGCTGTTGCGTGGTGACGATCTTCATGGGCATGTTGACGGTGGTGGCGCCTGCTTCGGCCGGCATTTCGACTTTGACGACGATCGGCATGTCACGCGAGGTGGAGAACACCTCCCGCGGGATTTTCATCTCGTTCAAAGCGCGCATAGTGGCGACGCCGTAGTAGTCGGTTGCTGCGGCGTTTTCGACGAATTCTCCGGAGGATAGAGCTGCGTTCAGGAGTTGGACCGAATCGCTCATGCCGTTTCCGGCTGCCCATGTCGGACTGACATAGCCGTCGAAGATGCCGCCGGTGGAGAATCGGTCGAAATGCCCGTCAGTGAACATGCCGCCGGTGTAGGCTCTATCCTTCTTCGTATGCTCGGTGACGGTGAAGGACTTGTCCTGGATCTTGAAATTGTTGATAGAGCGGAGCACCGGCGTGGCCTGGTCGTTGACCGAGGCGGTGCTTTTCTTGTCTTGCAGTTTCTTCCGGTTGACGGCGTCGACCTTCGATGACGCCTTGTCGGTCGAATCAAGCGTGTTGCGCTTGTTGGTCAGCTTCTTCGCGTTCGCGGCGTTCGTCTTCGGCGTGGCCTTGTCCGTGGAGTCCAAGGTGTTGCGCTTGTTGGTCAGCTTCTTGGAGTTGGCCTTGTCGACCTTCGGCGAGGCGTTGTCCTTCGCGTCGAGCTTGGCTGTGGCTTTCTTGCCGTTGAACTTGTTGACGTTCGCGGAGGCGGTCTTGGATTTCTTGGACGCCTTGTCGGTCGCATCCAGTGTGGCCTTGACGTAGGTCTTGTTGAAGGCCTGCATCATCTTCTGCGCCTTCTTGGCGCTGGCGGTGACCTTCTTGTCTTCGACTTCGAGCTTGGCCTTGGCGATCTTCTTATTGAATTTGTCGACGTTGGTCTCGGCGGTCTTGGTCTTCTTCTTGGCCTTGGAGTCGTCGACGTCGAGCTTCGCCTTGTTGTTGTCGGCGGTCTTCTTGATGTTGTCGATGGAAGCCTTGATGCTGTCTGAACTCAGACCCCACCGATCCGCCAAGGCGTTGGCGGCCTGTTCGCTCATACCCGAGGCTTCGGCCTGCCGGATGATCGCGTCACGTGCATCCTGCAGCACGCCGTTCGCACGTTCGATCTCGCCGCTGCTGAAACCGGTGCTCTCGCCCTGCTTGAGAATCTTTTCCGCAGCGTTCTGGGCGCTGCTGGCGATGTCCTCCAACGCCTGCTTGGTCTTGGTGCCCTGCTCTGAAAACCTGTCGAGCAGGTTGCCGTTCTGGTCGAAGACGACGCCATTATCCTTGCAGGTGTCGGACAGTTCGCCGATCTTCTGATTCAGTTGGTCGACCGCCTGGTCCGCAGTCAGATTGCCCGACTCCAAACCAAACAACGCCTGGACAAGATCATCGATTTGGCTTGACGCGTCCGAAGCGGAAGAGCCAAGCTCTTTGTTCGCGCTGGCAGCTTCCTTCGTGGATTTCGCCGCGCTATTGGTTTTGCCATCGAGTTCGTCCAACGCCTTGGACTTGTCCTTGGCGCCTTTCGTGCCCTGCTGGTAGGCGGTGGTCAGGGCGGAAAGGCCGTCGCGCAGCGCGGTGGCCTTATGTGACCCGCTGCCAAGGCTGGAGCCGAGCTTGTCCGCCGCCGAGTTGACCTGCTTGATGGCCGTCTTGTTGCCTTCGGCGGCCTTGGTCATGGTGGTGATGCTGATGCCGGCCTCGCTCATCACGTCGGTCAGCTTCTTCGATCCGGTGATGCCCTGCTCGATCGCACTGAGCCATCCCGGTTCGCCATGGAAGGTGCCGACATCCATATTCTGCAGCTGGTTGACCAGCGCCTCGTGGATAGCGCTGGCTCCATTGGCTGCGGCTGACTGCACTTCCTGCACCGCCTGCTTGGTATTCTGCGCGGCTGTCATGAAACCGGTGAGCGCCGTCGTGGCAATGCCCAGGGCGATGCCCCACGGACCTCCCATAAGTGAGATGAGTCCGTCGGCAACAGTGTGGAACCCCTTGGATCGGAGCGTGGCGGAATCCTCCGCAGTGCCGAACGATTCCAACTGCTCCTGCGCGCTCTGACCGCTCGCGCGGAACATCTGGAAAGCGGTCTGCGCGGAAGCCAAAGCGGTTTTGACGCGTTGGATCGGGTCGATGGCCAGACCGATGTTGTTGGCCATGGTGCTGGTGCTGCCGTTGAGATTGCCTGCGGCCTTATGCACGGCACCGAACACGCCGGCCAATGATGCCATGACCACGAGCGTCTGCTGCGCTCCGGATGGCAAACCGGCGAACGCGTCAACCAGCGTATCCAAGCCCTGCACCATCTTGCGCAAAGGCCCCTGAGCGCCCTCGCCGACGGAAATCATCAAGGATTCCATCGAACCGCCAAGATTCTCCAGATCACCCTTGAGATTGTTGTTCTTCGCGGCGGCCTGCTCGGCGGCGTACCCGCTTTCGGATACGGCCTTAGTCCACTTGTTGACGCCGGATTCGCCCGCCTCGTAAAGATAATTCGCGGCCTTGATGGCATAGCTGCCGAAAATTGTCGCGTTCGCCTGGTTGCGCTGCTCGTCGGTCAAGCCTTTTTCGGCCTTCTGCAATTGGCCGGCGAAATTCGCCATGCCGACGAAATGATGTTGAGCGTCATATGCGCTGATGCCCAATTCCTTCATTGTATTGGACGCTTCGGCGGACGGCGCGGCCAGCTTCATCAGCATGCTGTTCAGCTGGGTGCCGGCTTCGGCGCCGATGGTGCCGTTCTGGGCGAAAAGCGCCAGAACGCCGGTGGTCTCCTGCACGTCCATGCCGAAACTGTTCGCCTGCGCGCCGCAATTGTTCAACGCCTCGCCGAAATCGGAGACATTGCCGACGGCCTTGCCGGCGCCAGCCGCCAGGGTATCGGCCACTTGGGAAGCCTGAGACCCCTTCAGATGGAACATGCTCAACGCGTTGGCCATGTATTCGGCTGCATCCCCCACGGCCATTCCATCGGACGCGGCCAGATTCAAAGCGCCAGACAAGCCGCCTGTCAGAATATCCGTGACGCTCATGCCGGCCTTGCCGAGATCGTTGATCGCGTCGGCGGAATCCGAAGCGGAATAAACCGTGGAAGCTCCGGCTTCGATGGCGGCGGCACGCAGCTGGTCCATTTGTGCGCTGGTCGCGCCGGTGTTCGCCTGGACGGTGCTCATCTGCTGGTCGAAGTCTGCGGCCATCTTCACCGCAGCCACGCCGAACGCGGCCACGGCCAAACCTGCTGCGGTCATACCACTGGCGATAAGCGCGGACTTGCGCCCGGTATTCTCCATGCCAGAAGCGACTGTTCTCGCGGTGCTTCCGGCACGGGTCATCGCCGCCTCGTAGGAGGCGGTGTCGGCCATCAATCGGATGACGATGTTCTGGTTCGCGGCCATTTATCCTCCTTGAGATGGTCAGTCGGTGAGGTGCGCCACCAGCGCGTTGCGCGCCGGACTGGTCTTGTTCGAGTCCTGCCATTGGCGCATGGATTCCTGCATATGCGCGGTCGCCCAGCAGATGCCCACGTCCGAGTGCAGGCCGAATTCGGCCTCCGGCGTCTGGCAGACGCTCCGAGGCAGACCGCACAGCGGACACAAAGACGTCTCGTAGTCGGCGAGGGCGCGCATCCATTCGCGTTCGGTTTCGTCCCATTCGGGTTCGGGGCGGTAGCCGATGATGTGTCGGTGGTTGTCGCGCAGAACCTCATATGTGGGTTCCCAGCCGAGGAAGCGTTTGTAGCTGATGCCGAGCTGGCGGCAGAGTTTGAGGTCTCGGACTAGCTGCGGAGAACTTTCGAGGCTAGGTCGAACGCGGCTTTTGGGTCGGCGGCCGTCCCGTTGAGTTCGGCGATGGCCTGCCAGAGCGGCGTGAATTGGCCGTCGGTGAGCTGGTCGAAGAGGTCGCGGAGAGCCTCCTTGGTGAGGTCGGCGGGATCAGCGGGCTTGCCTCCGATGGTGGCGGATTCGAGCATCTGCGGCATGGCGTCGGCCGCGGTGCCGAACATGTCGCGCGTGCCCGCGGCGTTGCCGGCGGTGACGGTGTTCGCGGCGAGCGTCTGCGCCCACTTGCTGACCGGCATGGCGCGCAGGGTCAGGATGAGTGTGCTGTCTTTGGCTTGTTCTTTGAGTTCTTCGATGCGTTTCGCGGTGCGTTTTGCCGCGGTGTTGGTTCCGGCTTCGGTGACCTGTTCGGCGGTCAGTTCGCGGGAGAGCTGGTCTCCGAGCGCGGCGATGCGTTCGGCGAGTTCCTGGTCGAGGATGATTTCGACCTGCTTGGTCTTGCGTGTCACTTTGAGCATGTTCGTTCCTTTGCGCTGAGAGTGTCGTTCCCTTTGCCATGTCTTGTCAAGGGGTTCCCGCACCGGCGAAAGGGACGAAAAATCCGGCGCGGGAAGAATCTGGGATCAGGCGACCTTCACGTTCTCGGCCCAACCGGGGGCCTTGACGGTGAAGTTGACCTTGCTGCGGAGGACGGTGTTCGCGGCGATCGCGTCCTTGGCGCTCATGCCGATGCGCACGCTGTACACGTTGACGATGTCGCCGGACACGAAAACGCGATCGGTGTCCTTGCCGTAGCGGCGGACGAAATAGCCTTCGGCGCCCTCCTTAAGGGTTTCCATGGCCGCGTTTTGATTCGAGTGCTCCGTGTTGGTGTTGTCGATGACCTCGACGGACGGGCCGGATATCTTCTTCCTGCCCGGATTCTCGTAATCCATGGACGAGTTTTCGCGCTGGTCGCTGATCGTGTCCTGCGACGGACTGCAGGACCAGCCACCCAAGGTCACATAGTTGGACAGGTCGGTGCCGACCGCGATTTCGCTGGCGGTCGGATGGTTGATGTCCTTGATCGTCGGCACCCAGATGGTGTTGACCTTTCCGTCCGCTGGCGTGGACGGGATTTCGGTTCCCAGATTGAGGACCATTTTTAGCTCCTTATGATTAAACCCCTTACGGCTTCGGCCGCAAGGGGTGGGAATGTTTGGCGGTCACAGGCGTGACCAGTTGAATTTGTAGACGAGCAGGCGGCACTGGTAAAGCAGGCTCGTCTCCTCGGCGGTGAGTCCGGCCGCGTACGCGCCGCTGTCGGACGAGATGGTGAGGCAGCCGGTATCGAAGCCCTTGGCCACGAACCGCTTGCCGGTCAGCCGCGGGATCATGAGGTCGTCGGCGACCACGTTGACCGAGTCGGCCGTGGTGCTGACGATGCGCACCTGCAGCGTGCCGATGCCGCCATGCGGCCGTTGCGTCTCGCCGACCAGATGGCCGTTCGTCGTGACGGTCTCGATGATCCACGGCGGCTTGTCGGTCGGTTTCGGAGCCGTCTGACGGTACACGGCCCAGCCTTCGGCGGGCTGTGGGACGTGGTCAAGGATCGTGTCGGTCAATGTCATGATCGAGGTCATTCAGACCACCTCCACGGCCGCTTTGGCGACGTGTTCGGCGAGACGCGGCAACTCGTCCTCGCCATGCTCGTAGAATTCGTGCGTTCCACCGCCTTTTGCGGTGCCGAAGAAGGCGATGTTGGCGAGACTGCCGGCGCCGCCCTTCGACGGGCCGATCTCGGCCGTGATGCGTCCGGGCGTCGCCTTCACCTCGTAGGTGATGGGTGTGCGCCGGAACGCCTTGTTGCCGGAGCCGGAGAGGTCTTCGCGCAGATCGTTCTTGACGTTCTGCGCGCCTTTCTTCACGGCCATGGTGATGGCCGCGCGTCTGGCCGCGCCTTTGGCGAGCAGTCGGTCTCCGAAGGCTGTCAGTTCGGACGCGTCGAACAGACTTGCGACGCTCATGCGTCCTCCTTCGCGTTCCATCGGCAGGCGGTGGCGTGCGTCTTCTCGGATTGCGGTGAGACGAGGCGGAGCCGTCTTCCTTTGAGCAGTGGGTTCGTGGATTCGGTGACCTCCACCACGTCCCCGGCACGCAGTCCAGCGGTACCGTATGGGAAATGCACATACAGGCTCCAGACGAGGCTCACGGCGCCCATGGCCTGCGCGGCGCTTCCCTCGGTCTGCTCGCTGGCGAGTCCGCCGGACGTCTGCACCTTGCACTTGCCCGCGTACACCGGCGTGGTGCCGGTGGTCGGCAGTCCGGTGTCCGGATCTGTTGTGGTGTCTCCGGGTCTGGTGACGGCGCACTGGTCGGTCATGAGGCTTTCGGCGTTGGCTCTGGCCCTTGCCATGACGTCGGCTCCGATCATCGCGGCCTTCTTCTGGCGGGGGTGATGGTGAATGCTCCGCTGGCGCCGTAGTCGGATGGTTCGAGCAATGCCCATTCGCTGTCGAGCAGGTCGATGGTCGCCACGGAGTTGGTCGTGCCGACGGTCTCCTGGTAGTCGTCGATGCGGGTGCTTTTGCTGGTCGTGCCTTCTGGGTTGCGGGCGTACCGGGCGACGGCCATGGCCTCGACCAGATCGACGGTTCTTTGTTTGAGGCGTCCGTCGGCGATGAGCTGGTCGAGGTTCGGATACCGTTTGCGGATGGCGATCTCCGCGAGTTCGATCCAGGCGGTGACCTGTTCGGTCTCAGCGGGGTCGTCGATGGTGCGGCGCAGCTGGATGGCGATGTCCTTGACGCTGGCGGTCATGTCGCCACCTCCTTCGTCAGGCGGTGATGGTCACGAACTTGGCCTTGTCGCGGATGATGAATCCGACCTCGGCTTCGACGAGGAAGGCGATCATGTTGCGCTGCCACAGGTTGATCGGCTTGCCGTCGGAGCCGGTGATGGTGGCCTGGTCGGACACCTTCATGCGGATTCCTTCGACGGTGCCGTAGATCGCGTTGGTCCAGTCACCGGCCACGCCGAAGATCTCCGGCTTTGCCGTGATGCTGTGGGATGAATCGGCCTGCACGGCGTTGACGTGGCCCCATGGGGATTTGACGATACGTGCGCCGAAGATGCTTCCCATGTCGTTGGTGGATGCGGACGGGACGAGCAGGGGGCGGCCGTTGTTGTCGGTTGCCTCGAGGAACTTGGACTGCCCCTGCGGGGACAGTGCGATGCCGTTGAGGTCGCCGTCGTGGTCCAGGACGGTGGTGGCGATCTTCACGAAGTCCTTGTAGGTGCCCTTGCCGATGGACACCTGCTGCACGTCTTTGAAGGTGTCCATGTTCTCCGTGGACGGTGCGGCGATGACGTTGGCCAGGATGGTCTGGTCGATGCCCTGGGCGATGCTCTGGGACGCCTTCTCCTTGATCTTGGCCCACAGGGCGGCCTTGTCTCGGACGAATTCCTCGGAGACCGGGACGATCTTCGCGAGTTTGAAGGGCTTCATGATTCGGGAGCCGATGGTCGGATTGTCGGTCGGCTTCTCGTCGGTCTCGGATACCCACTTTGCCGCGCCGAATTCGCCGAGGGTGTCGTATTCGACTCCGGTGCCGGGAAGCTTGACGCCGGTGGCGAGCTGGGTGACTGCGGATTGTTTGATGACGTCGGTCCAGATTTCGTTGGACTGTTCCGGTGTCAGATAGACGCCGGTGGTGGTGCGGCTCAGGTCGAGTGCTGCCATTGTTTCCTCCTAATGGATGGGTTTGGTGTTACAGGCCGAGGGCGGCGAGCTGGGAGCCGAACACGGCGGCGTTGGCTCTTGTCCTCTCGTCGGATTCGGTGGTGGCCGGCTTCGTGTCGAACAGGTTCTGGGACTGGTCGTCTGCGGGGTCCGTCGGGACGCCGAGGTCGGGATAGGCGCGCAGGATCCGGTCGATGGCCTTGTCGATGGCCTTGCGGTCGCTTTTGGCGTCCACTCCCTCGACGAGTCTCGTTGCGAGTTCCGGGTGTTGGAGTTTGCCGGTGGCGGCCTTTTCGACGTTCGCTCGGAAGATCTGCGTCTCTAGTTCGCCGATTCGGGCCTTGAGCGTCTCGGCCTCGTGTTTGGAGGCTTTCACGGCGGCTTTCATGCGGGCCAGGGCCTTCTTGCCCTTGTCCCCCAGTTCGGCTTCTCCGTCGTCCTGTTCGTCGGTTTCGTCCGGCTCCATGCTCTGGTCCGGTTCCTTGTCCTGCTGTTCGTCTCCGGTTTCCGGCTCTTCCGTTGCGGTCGAGTCGGAGACCAGATCCTGCAGTGCGTTCTCGGCCTGGGTGCGTGCGTCGGCCTGCTGCGCGTCCGTGGTGTCCGTGGATGCGTCCGATGCCGTGGTCGAGGTTGCTGCGGTGTCAGCCATGATGATGTTCCTTCCGTTGCGGTTGGTGTTGTTGCCGCGGGCGGATTGCCCTGTCCGCGGGCTTAAAGGTGGATGCGGCTAGAGGATCCAGCCGTAGTCGTAGAGCATCTGTCTGGGGTCCTTGCCCGTCCTGGCGCAGATGCTGTAGATCGTTTCGGGCATGAGTCGCGGGCGGTCGGCCTTCAGGTATCGGCCGCCGTGTTTGACGAATTCCTTGGCGTATCCGGCTCCGATCATTCGGGATGAGGCGAGGCCGTGCTTGGTCATGCCTTCGGTGCTGTATTTGATGTTCCGGCCGTATATCTGCGCGGTGCGGACGCTTCCGGCCTTGCGGTAGGCGTTGGCGAGCTGGTTGAGGTCGGCTCCGTCCTTCCATGCGCGCGCGTTGGCCTTGCTGCCGAGGGTGCGGGCGAGCTGCCTGTCGTCGAGGGAGCCGAGGTAGTCGTCGGCGTTGGTGACGGCGGTCTTCGGCTGTTTCGAGGTCGGGATGGCGATGCAGTCGCAGTTCGGATGCCGTTCGAACGGGGTACTGCCGCATGGCTGGCCGGCGAGCACAACGCATCTGCCGCAGCTCGGTGGGGTGAGGCCGCGGACGTATCCGCAGTGCACGTATCGGCTTTTGCCGGCCACGATGGCCGCTGAGCGTTGGGTGTCGGCGAGGAGCGTTCGCGAGCGCTGGACGATTTCGGTTTCGATGATGCGGAGGGCTATGTCGGTGTCGGCTCCGTGGGTGATGATCTGTTTGCCTTTGGTGACGGCGCCCCACATCAGGTCGATGGTGTTCGTGCCGTTGCCGTTGACGCCGATCCATTGTCGTGGGTCGATGTGGTATTCGGGGATGCGTTCGGTGCCGTCGAGTTCGGCCATTGCCTGTGGTGTGGCGGTCATGGCTTCGGTGGCGGTCTGGAGTTGGGCGTGGTCGAGGAGTCGGATCATTTCCGGCATGCATGCGGCGAAGGTGTCGTCGAAGTCCGGTGTGGCGTTAGCGCGCCAGAGTGCCGCGAGTCTGATCGCCAGCCGGTTGCTTCTCTTGCGCAGGTCGCTCGCCTGTCGTCTGGCTGGTGTCGGCAGTGTCTGTCCGTATGCCATCTGGTGCCTCCGGTTTCACGTATCCTTGCATCCAGCCTTCCTCGTCGGTTTCGAGGAGTTTTTTGGCGCGTTCGATTTTCTCGGGGCCCCAGCCGAGTTCCTCCCAGGCCATTTCGCGTGGCATGAGTGGCCGGCCGGTGGGGTCGGCGGTGGCGTACAGTTTGGTGACCGCGTCGGCGCGTTGTGCGACGGTCGGGGTTCCTGCGTCGTACCAGAGCGCGTCGGCGTTGTCGAACGCGTTCATGGCTTTTTCGCCTCTGAGGAGGCCTGCGACGATGCTGCATGCGCGGACGGCTTGGCGTCCGAGGGTTCGTTGGTCGCGTTCGATGCTTTTGACGAGTTTCGCTTCGCGGGATCTGATGGCGTCTGCCGATGCGGCGTCGTCGGCGGCGAGGCCGAAGTAGTTCGGTGGCAGGCCTGTGACGCCGCTGGAGAGGCGGGCGTAGAGGTTCACCATGCGTTCGAAGTTTTCCATGCTGGAGCTGGAGAATTCGAAGGTTTTGGCGTTTGGGTTGCCTAACGCCCAGATGCGGCCGAAGTATGCCTCCCATGTGGTCAGTTGGTTGCCTTCGTCGTCGACGAAGTCGCCTTTGGTGGCGCCGAGGACGCCGCGTTGCGGGACGGCGTGCGTCTCCTGCGCCACTTGCGCGTTGGTGAGGTCGCGGGCGCAGGCGTCGGTCAGGTCGATGACGTCAACCAGGGCGCTGGTGCCGCGGAGTCGTGGCCATGGCTTGTGCAGTGGGATTGTGGTTCTCGGGTTGCGGTAGGCGGGGATGACGGGGACGATGCCGAGCGGGTTGGGGGTGACCGAGCGGATCTGGTAGTTGGAGTCGACGGTGTAGGTGCGGTCGGGCAGGTACAGGCGCCAGCCGACGGTGTTGAGGTAGTCGTATCCGTCTGCGTCGCGGTAGCGGCGGAGCGCGGCGTCCAGCCTGCCGGTCATGGGGTCTCGGTGGGGGATGATGTCGAGCGGGCTGACGTTTTCGACGTGGGGGCCGTCCTGGTCGGTCTCGATGGTTTTGAAGGATCGGCCGAAGACTTCGAAGTCGAGGTAGCTGGTCTGGTCCTCGTCGAGTCCGGTGCTGCGCCAGTAGGCCCATGCCTCGTCGGCGAGCTTGCTGTTGCCGCCGACACGGAAACCTTTGAGGTCGAGACGGTCGACGCGGCTTTCGGCCACGACGCGCGGCCAGTTGACGATTACGGTGAAGCGTTCGAGTTCCGGCGGTATCGCGAGGCAGAGCTGGCGGAGGTGCTGTTCTCCGTCGACGTACCGGTCTAGTCGGCCGAGGGTTTCCGACGCGGCGTAGAGCTGGGTGGAGAGCCGGACGAGCATGCGGTGCGCCTGGTCTGGCAGATACGCCATCTCTGGCCTCCTTATCTGAAGACGAAGATCTTGCTGGACTCCGAGCCCCAGCCGAGGGCGCGCATGTCGGACGCGGCCTCATGGGCGAGGATGTCGGCCATGGTGATGTCGATCTTCTGATTTTCGCTCGGCTTGCCGAGCACGAATTTGTCGCCGGGCTTGGCGACCTTTCGGGCGGCCATCATGTGCAGTCTGGCCATCTGGTCGGCCGAGTGCGTGGTGGAATGGTCGGCGGTGTCCTCCATGAAGCGGGTGAGCGCGTCGTACATGCGTCCGATTCGGTTGGTCGGCCATGGCACGACGATGTCCTCGCCGTACTGGTATGACCATGCGTCCACCTGCGTCTCCCATGGATGGGGGTCGCAGTAGAAGCGGCGGACTTTGTACCTGCCGAAGAGCTCGGACACGCAGGCGTCGACCTCGCTTCGCGGGATGCGCCCCTCCCATTCGACCGGATTCCAGTACGAGGGGCGGCCGGACGGGCCGTAGGTCGGCGTCCAGCGCCAGCCGTCGACGGTCTCCGCGCGCAGGGCGGTCCAGTCTCCGGATTGTGAGCCGTCGAAGCCGAGGCAGATTTCAGTGCCGTCCTTGGGCGGTTCGTGGTCGATCGTGGCGGAATCGTAGAGCGCTTCGGGCATGTAGCTGCCCAAGCCCTGAACGACCTCGCAGCCGTAGAATCGGCGTGCCTGTGCGGGATCACGGGCCATGAGTTCGGACGCTGTGGCCTCGACCTGGTCGAGCGGCACCCACGGGGAGCCGGCATAGACGAATTCGAGGATCTTGCGTCGGTCCTTCGGATCTGCGAAGTCGAGCGACGGGTCGTGTTGGGGGAAGTATTTCATGATGTCTGGCGCGGTGGATTCGTAGGTCATCTGGCCGAAGCTGGCGTCCATCGGATCCCACGGGTTGGTCAGTTCGAGCATTCGGCCGTCCATGGCCATGGCGCCGCGCATGACGGTGTCGCCGACGGCGAACATTCCGCTTCTGCGGGTCCAGATGCCGGATTCGTCGCCGAGGACGAAGTTGACCGGATTGCCCAGCTTCGAATGCGCGGACGCGGTGACTGGGTCGATGCGGCCGCCGTTCGGGAGGCGGATGAAGCCCTCGCGCACCTTCATCAAATCGGACAGCCGACCATTGCGCACCATGGATTGCAAAGGTCGGTAGACGTTGGCGGTCTGTTCCTCGCTGGTGGCGAGGAGCTGAATCAATGCGGTGCGTCGTGGCATTCCCATCGGTTCGCCGGGCGCGTACTCGTATGCGAATCCGCAGGAGCATCCCCAGTCGGAGCAGCGGAACGTCTCGCCGCCTTTGGCCCATCCGCAGAATACGCAGGGTCCGACGGCTTCGAACGCGGCCACGGCCGCGCCGAAAGGCGATTTGCCGAGCTTCTGGCCGCCGACGATCTGGCCGCGGCGCCATTTGAACGCCGCCGCCTGCCGTGGCCTGGACGGGTCGTAGACGGCGTCCGGCTTGACGCGGTAGAACTCAATCGCGTTGGTAAGCTGCCATCCGACCAGTTCGAACGGCTTGCCCAAATCGAAGCCGTTGGGGACGACGCAATGCCAGGCGATCCAGTCGGCGAACAGGAATCCGAGGGTCTTCGGAGCCTGCGTTTCGTCCTGTCCGGCCATCATTTGTCCTCCTGCATCTCCATCCAGCGTTCCTTGGCGCTTTTGAACGGGATCACCTTCGCTGAAGCCTTCGCGGTCTTCGGCGGTTCGGATTCGTCGTCCACTATCGTCCAGCCGTTGAGCCGGAGTCCCTGCGGTGTGAGTCCGATGGTGTCCGCATATCTGGCCAGTGTGGCGCGGTCGGCGGCTTTGGCGTCCGCCGTCTCGCAGAGCACGAATTGCCGGCAGTAGAGCGCCACCGTATTGAACAGGTATCGGTATTTCGGCATGTGCCAGGCGATCGCCTGTGGCAATTTCCACAGGTCCCGCCACAGGGCGCGTTCTCTGCGGTTCCACGCGTCCGTGGCCGCCTCGTTGCGTTCCCTGTGCAGTCCGTCCTCGTCCTTCCACACGTCGAACACAACCCATTCGCTCAACGGAAAAGCCTTCGGCTTGTATCGGTAGCCCTTTGAGGACAGCGGGACGATGTCGGCGCCGAGTCCACGAAAGTCGGAGCGTTCCGACGTGGGGTCGGGCATGGGGCCAGAGCGTGTGCGGGCTCCTCCGTGACCGGCCATCGCGCACCTCCAATCATGTCGGAAAATCTACGGTCCGACCGTCCGTTGAAAATCTTGAACCCTCCGCGAACTTGCGAGTCCCCTCACCGGCGGTCCGGAAACCACCTCGAGGGGGTACCCCCCTAGGGGTCTCCGCCGGGAATCGAACAGGAAAATTTCCGGTTTCACACGCATTTCAGCGCATTCCATTTGCGCCCGACGCGACGCCGAACGCAAACGGAAAAGCGACAACGACATCATTCACGTCTTTCAAACAGCTCAGGCAACAGACGAACGGAACGAGACGAACGGAGCGAATCGAACGGCGCTCGCCGTCGTCAATGCCAATGTTCTTGATGGCTGATCGCTTTGTGTTGTCCGTCTCTTCGATTGCAGCTTCGATGTTCTGGACCTGTCCAGGACTTGCGGTCGTCAGTGTGGCCGAGATCCCACGCCTGCGACGGAAGCACAGGCTGATTGCATTTCGCACAGACTGGTACAACACCGGAGTCCATGGCCGCCTGCCACCGCGCTCGCTCCCTGCGGTGCGCGGCTCCGTATCCACGCTGGCCGGACGTGCCGCGCCCGCGCTCATAGGCGTGAGCGTGAGCCTTGCAGAAGCGCGTCCCTTGCGGGACAAGCTGTGGGCAATTGTGCCAGGCGCATCGGCGAAGACTCACGGCAGACACCTCCCGCCTCTGGTGGTGGGTGGAGTGTCCGGCATGTCTGGGGTACGTCTCCCGCGAAGGTCCCCCAGCTGGCCACCCCCGATTCATGGGCTGCCGACGCAACGGGTGTCGCCGCCATGGTCGACGTCCTTCGGTGCGACGGCTCCAAGGGTTGCTAGTGGCTCCACGCCGGACAGCAACGATTATAAGCATTTAAAAGAAAAGCACCAGACCCTTCGGGCATGGTGCAATTTCTCTTACAGATTACGCGGACTCACCCTCTTGCGCAAGCCGCGTGTCGACCAGCTCGGCCTGATTGAATTCCCACACGCCACGGCCGATCCTGCGCGCCTTCGACAGTCTGCCGCGAGCCAGCCAGTTAGACACCTGCTTGCGAGTGGTGCGCAAGCCCGCACGGTCGGTCAGCCAGTCGGCGGCCGCCGCAGGAGAACAGGTCATGACCGCCTGCCCGGCCTCCCCCAGTCTGCCGGCCACCAGCATGTCCAAGTCCAAACGCTCTCCACATTCCGGACACCAGCCATCACGCATGCCCTGCGGCACGGCCAATGACGCCGAACAATCAGGACACTGCACGACGGTCACACGCCCATCCGAAGGCGTGCACAAACGGTCGATACGCCGAAGCATCCTGTCCAGCCGATCGGCCAGCTCGCCAGCCGACGGCGAACACACCACGCGGGACCACGACCTGCACACCGCCCGATACGCCGAACGCCACCCATCAACCGGCAGCAACATCCACTTCAGATTGATGCAACCAGCCAACCGAAGCATCAGACACGCAGCCTCCTCATACACTTCCAGCCAATGCACGCTCACCGGCAGACCAGGCTCACCACCACAAACACCACCACCGCGCTCGCCGATGTGTGCTTTGCGTTCGGCGAGCGCGCGGAGTTCTGGGATGGTTTTTGCGAGGCTGGTGATTTGTCGGCGCATGTGTTTGGCGCAGTTTTTGCAGAGGGGTGTTTGTGCTTCGGTGCCGCATTGCTGGCATTTGTTCATGATGGTCCCGCTTTCGGCTAGAATGGTGGTTGGTTTCTTGGGGGTTCCGTCCGGCTTGGCGGGGCCTCTCTTTTTATTCGCCTTGCTGGGTAATCTTGCTGATGAGCATGCGGCTGATTTTGTTTTCCTCGTCTCGCTGGTCGGCCTGATCGAGCATGTCGGCCGAGTCCTGCATCAGGTGCGCCTGTTTGAGTGCCTTGGATGCTTGGATGGTGGCCATGGTGAGCGCGTGGCTGATCTGGATGTCCTCGCTGCCGCTGAGTGTTTGGAGGCCGGCGAGCGCTTCGCTGATGTGTTTCTGCAGTGCGATGGCCTGGCGGCGGATGGTTTCGGCTGCGTTGAGACGGTTTACGCTTTTGTCGATGTCGTTGCTCATTGCTTGTTCTCCTTTGTTGGTTCGTTTGTGGGGTCGGCTGGCAGGCCTGTGACGTATTGGATGACGGCGCGGATACGGTCGGACGTGTCGCTCATCGGGCGTCCCTGGCGGCCGTGTCGATGCGCTGCTCGCCGAGGCTGATGTGCTCGATGTTGGCGCGCCTGCGGAGGATGAGCGCGTATTCGTCCATGACGTCGAGCTGCCTGCTCAACAGAGTGATCGGGCAGGTAGGCTCGAAGTCGAGCGTGCCATCCGCATACCGCTGCAGCATGTCCCTGAGCCTGCCGGCACGAGCGGTCAACTCCCGGTACTCGACACGCATGCGGTCCTGGTAGCCGGAGGCCTTGGCGCTCGCGGGTTCCGCTTGGTCGGCGGCGGCGAGCACTTCGATGGCTTGGCGAACGTATCCGTCGCGGATCCATTCGGATGCGGTCCGCCATTCCTCATGGATGATTTCGGTGGAGTCCTTGCGGAGCGCCCATTTGAGCCCGAACAGACGTTCGGCTACGGCTTCGGTGCGCGCGTCGATCGGCGGCAGTGGCGGGTCTAGTGTTTCCTCACTCATTTCGTTTCCTTCCTCTTTTGATTGTGCATGGTCTTCCAGGTCTTGTGTCGCAGCAGCCACACCACCCATTCGGGCAGTTCGGTCCAGATGGTCAGATGTGAGGACGCGGCGTATAGCTTCCACCACCTGCCGCAGATGACGCAATGCTCTATCCTGCGCAGGCTGTCCTCGCATTGCGCCGGACCTATGCCGTTGCTCGCGCAGATGAATATCCCGACCGCGCTACGGCATGCATGCGGCGAGCGCCGTTTGTTACGACTGATGCCGTGCATCATTCCGCCTCCTTACCGAGGATGTAGACGAGCGTCGGCGGCAGTGACGGTTCGAAGCATGTGTTCGGCGGTACCTTGTACTCGCCTTTCCCATTGAGTCCAGGCAGCACGTCGGTCCGCACCACACTCCACCCCTCGGAAAGCAGGCTTTCGAGCGTTCCGGCGTTGTTCAGCGTGAGCGTCCATGCGTCCCTGTCGGTCGTGTATGTGAGCGGCACTACCTTAAATTTCCAACTCACTGCTCCGTCTCCTTCTGCTCGTCCAGCCACCTTTCGAACAGCCGGTACATGTCCAACGAAATGGCCCTCACCGGCTGGAACTTCATCCGCCACATGCAGTCGGCACACACCTCCGAAGCGGTCTTCGCCTGATCCATATAGGCAAGATGCAGGGCATAGACCGGACTGGACACCCGCCTGCCACACAAATCGCACGTGTGCATATCCTGCGTGACCAACTCATCACGCTGAGGCAGGAACGGGTTCAGCGCGTCCCGCTCCTCCATGGCATCAGCGAGCGCCTCCCGAATCTTGTCCCTGGCATTGAGATAAGCGTGGTATCGAATCGATGCACTTTCCTCAAGGGGTCTATTGCCATAACGCTGTCCGGCGCTCGCCGCCTCGTATTCATTGGCGATGAGTTTGTTGAGCACGTCGATGGCGATGTCTGCTTCACTGTCTTTCATTGTTGTTCCTTTTCCTTGTCGTGTTCCGCCGACCATCTGAGCAGGGCGTTGACGGCGATTTCGCACGCCTGCCGTTCCTCGTCGTCCTCTGGTGCGATACATACGGCGCCGCATTGCGACCAGATTTTCACTGTGGCTCTTTGTCTGCACCGCTCACATGGTCCCAGTCGCAGGACAGGCCGGCCTGCTTGCCGTTCGTCGAGTAGACGATGCAGTCCACTTGCCTCGTGTCGGTCAGGGTGACGACGCATTCGCTGAAGTCGTCGTACATGTCGGAGCACCGCCAGTCGATGGACCTGACCGCATGCGCGGTCGTGGAAGGCTCCGACGCGCTCCCGCATCCCGCGAGCGCGAGGAGGAATACCGGCGTGAGCAGGAACATGATGATGGCGGTCAGGCCGATGCCGGCGAGCGCGAGTGGTTTGCGTTTTCTCATTTCGAGTGTTTCCTTCCTTGTCTGGTGGCTTCCGTGTTCCATGCGCGTATGGCTTCCTTGAGGTCGTCGTGGCGGGTGAGGATGAGGATGCCGTGGCGTTCGCAGGAGCATGCCCATATCTGTCGTATGGCGGATGTTTTCCGGTTGACGGCCCAGGCGATCCGGTCGAAGCTGATGTTCCGGCTGCCGCAGGTCGGGCATGGCACTGGTTTGTGCCATTTGCGCGGTCGTGTCTCTTTCGGGTGGCCCATTGTCTTTCAGTCCTTTCCGTAGATGGCGAGGCTTCGTATGCCGGCGCTCATGCCGTTGGAACATGTGTTCGGATCATGGTCGATGATGTCTTTCCCGATGCCCTGGAAGCGGAGGCTGGCGGCGCCGTCCGGCCGGCGGATGAGTTCGAGCCGGCCGTCGATGACGACGTCGTCGTTGGTGCGGGCGATGCAGCGGCGGCCGATCAGGATGGCCGGGTCGGCCGACCGCCACTTGCGCAGTGGAACGTTGACGCTCACTGCACGCCTTCGTTCTTGCCTTTGGCGTCCTTCTCGGCGCCGTCGTAGCCTTCGTCGTACACGTCGTCGAGCAGGTTCTGGAATTCGGGAGAGGCGAAGAACGTTCTGATGGCGTCCTTGGCCACGCGCCTCCATGGCTCCTTGTCCTCCATGGCCATCTCGTTCCATTGGCGTGGATGGCGGCGGCCGTTGCGATACCAGCGCAGGTAGATGGCCTTGGCCACCTTGTTCTGCGTCTCCAGACCGATCGTGATGGTCTCCTGGTCTGCCATGATGGCTCCTTTCAGTATGCTTCCGGCGGTTCCACGGCGGTGCGGTCCGCAATGACATAGGCGGCGAGCGCCATGCAGAGCGCGAGGATGATGAGCACGGCGTGCAGTGCGAGCCATTGGATGGGGGTCCAGTAGTGGAGGCCGTAGCCGATGACCGGCCGGATGATGGCGTGCGGCACGAGCAGCAGCGCGGCGAAGGTGAACAGCGCGGCGAACCAGTCGCCGACGCGGCTGGAGATACGGTTGATGGTCTGTTTCATTCAGGTTCCTTTCAGTGTGTGGCGGTTTCATGGCCGGTTGGCCATCCAGCCGATCAGGATGGCGGCGATGAGGAGGATCACGGCTGCGACGTCCATCACCTTGCTTCTTTCGTGGCGATGTATCGGACCGGATATTCGGAGAGTCCTCGGATGAGGCGCGCGTATTGATGGATGTCGCGGTCGAGGCAGGTACTGGTGCGGTGGGCGCTGGTTATCGACGCCTCTCCTTCCGGCTTCACGTCCCACCCGGCTGCTTCGAGACTGTCGCGGAGGGTGGCCATGTCGATGCGGTGGTAGTGCAGCGGGAGGTTCGGGCAGAGTCGGGTGATGAAGTCGAGGTCGAACTGCGGGTTGCTGCCTGCCGGATGGAGGGTGAACGATTGCGCGAGGCTGTCGACGTATTCCTCGAGCGCGTTCGCCGTCGCCTCCTCTGTATATCCGCCGTCGAGAGCGTCTTCGAGCAGTCCGTTGGCGCAGTGCATGCGCCACGCCTTGAGGTTCCCGTCAGTAATGGATGCCTTGCGGCCTTTCAGTCCGATGACGCGGTGGAAACCACCGACGCACCGCACGCCTCTCATGTCGGTGCAACGCAGTTCCACCTCGAGGATCCTGTCATGGTCCGGGTCGAGCCCCGTGGTCTCCACGTCCATCCATAGCAGCATGTCGGGCTTGTCAAGGGTCATTCTGTTTCCCTCCTGTCGATGTCGAGTGTGGCGACCTCCATGGCTGTCAGACGGGTCGCGGTGCCGTCCTGGTTGAGGCGGAGCCATATCCCCTGCCAGTCGCGCACCGGAGTGGTGCGCAGGTCCCTGCCGAGCGGGACTATCAGCCCGAGGCGTTCCGCCTCCTTCACATGCTGGTGGACCCACCCATGGCAGCCGGCCGTACCGGATCCGCACAGCTCGATGATGTTGGCGGGACTGTGCCGCACCTGCGGATCCGCCGCGCGGCGCAGTTGCCGGTGATGGCCGGAGCGGCCGGGCCATCGTGACGGGTCGTGGATGTTCGTGCCGCACCTGAGGCAGTGCCAGCCTTGGCGTTCCAAGGCGATGCGTTTCGAGTCCTCAAACTCGCTCATGTGACGCCTCCTGCATCAGGCCGTTGACCAGCACCAGACATGAGGTGCAGTTCGTTCTTAGTCCAGCGGCCATCGCGGCGATGCCGCTGTCGGCCGCGCCGCCGGCGAGCGCCTGGAGTTCGATGTTCGCCGCGGTTTCCGCGGTGTCGGTGATGAGTTGGGCGAGTCTGTTGATCTGTTCCTTGGTCATTCGTCTTCCTCCTCGTCTTCTTCCGTGATGGCGGCAACAAGCTGGTCGAGGTGTTCGGTCTCGTCGTCGGATGGCTCATAGCCGAGGTCTTGGAGGATCAGGTAATAGCCGGGGATGCGGCGGCTGACGTTGTCGTCGCCACTCCAGTCCCAGTCATTTGGGCTGATGAACCATTCGATTCTGGCGGTGAGGATCATGACCGCGTATGTCGGCCAGTCCGGTGAGTCGAGGTGCGTGTGGAGTTCCGCGAGCGCCTGTTCCGGTTTGATGCCGGCGATGGCGGCGAACTGTTCCCGGGCGCATGCGGCGTCGTTCCAGGTGTGTAGGTCTTTGGTGAAGCCGGTCGGGTCCGGGTCAATTGTCTGCAGGAGTCCGAGCCTTGCCGTGGTCTCGATGAGCTTGGCGCGCTTGATGGCATGGAGATGGCCGTGGAGCCATGCCATGCGCTTGTCAGCCGTCGTGGCGGCGTATTCCTCGAGCACGTGCCGTCGGGCGTCGCGTTCGGCCTGTTCGGCGGCTCGCTGGGCTTCCTTTTCGGCTTCGGCGGCCGCATCACGACGATCCCAGAGGTATATCGTCTGCGTCGCTTCATGGACGGAGACCGCGTCTGGATTCTGCTTGCGGAGCTCTTCGATGGTTTCTTCCGGAGTGCCCGCGGCGGGGAAGATGGCGCCGGAGTAATGCCATTCGGAATCCGAGAAGGTCTCTCCGGGATCCTCGATGACGTTGAGACCGGTGGTGCCGGTGGCGAGGAGCGCGGAGACATCGGCGAACCACTGGCTCCGGCGATCTTCCACTTCGATGTTGTGGAGGATGTAGTCGAAGTTCGAGGTCCCCGCGGCATGCGCGAGGCGTTCCTGACGGTCCGGCTGGCCGTCGTATCGTGCGATGGCCACGAGTTGGCCGATGGTGAGCTGGTCGAAGTCGTCGCGCGTCTTCCTGACGTCCGCCTTGATGCTCGCCGCTTTCGCTCTGTCACGCACATAGTCGGCGCTTCGGCCGAGCCTGTGCGCGACGGCGGCGGTGGTGGCTCCGAGGTCGAGCATGCCCTGGATGGCGTCGGCCTCCTCGAGGACGGTGAGCTGTTCGCGCTGGCAGTTTTCGGTGACCATGGCCTCCAACTGCTGCAACGGGTCTAAGTCAAGCACGAAACACGGCACGGCTCCGGTGCCGGCCTGCTTGCATGCGGCGAGACGACGATGGCCGGCGATGACACGATAGCGCTCGCCGTTGGGTACGACGGAGAGCGGCGAGAGCAGGCTGTTGGCTTTGATGCTGGCCGCGAGGTCGGTCACGTCGCCGATCTGCTTTCGTGGATTGTCCGGGTGGGGGTCGATGAGGCTGGTGTTGATGAGCTTGATCTGATCGCTTTGGTAGTTGCTCATTGCTTCTCCTTGCTGGTTTCTTGGTTGTTGAGTTCGTCTGCGCATGCCTGGCATGCCTTCCACCATTCGCTTGGGTTGCCGTTGCGGAGGCTTCCGGTGTGGTCGTATTCGTCCTCGTGTGGATCCATGAGCTGGTGGACGTGTTCGCAGTTCCAGGTGTGCTTGTGGATTGGCGGCGGCGAGATTGGCTCGGGTGCCCAGGTTTCCCATTGGTCGCGGAGCCATGTGTTGAGCCGTGGGATGTGGCCGCTGCGGATTTGGCCGTCGTTGACGGCGCGCTTGTAGCGGCGGAGCGCGGTCTGGAGTCGGCCGAGTTCGACGGGGTTTCCGGCGATGGCCGCGTACAGGCTTCGTGCTTCGGTTTCGGTCTTGCGGCCTTTCGCGCCGACGGATCCGGGATAGGCTTCGGCGAAACGGTCGAAGCCGGCGTCCGGCGTATCGGTTTGCTTCGAGGTGCTGGCGGGAGGGGTCGGAGAGGGTATATCGGTATAGGTATCGGTTTTATGCCATGTTTTTGCTTGGCTGTCCTCTAGCAACTTGCTAGACGGTTTGCTACCTGTCTCGCTACTGTTTTGCTCTCCGTTTGCTTGGCTGTTTTCCGGCAAGTCGCCAGACGTTTGCTTGGCTTTCTGGTTGGCCGCCTTGCGGCGTCCTCCCTTGCTTCCGGCCTTTCTGCGCGCCTCGCGTTGCTCTTCGGTCAACACTCGTGGCTCCCTGCAGATGCCTTCCGCGTAGACGGGACGCCATCCGCCATCGTGCTCTTCCATAAGCCCGGAGTCGATGAGCTGCTGCAGCTGCTTCATGGTGCCGCCGGCGTCCTTGAGATCGAGCTTGTCGAAGTATCCTGGATACGCGGCCGGGTCCTTGGCCTGCATCGAGACGCCTTTGGAGTGGATGACGCAGAGTTTGACCCACAGTCCCACGGTGGCGAGAGGCAGGCGGCGGATGCGCCTGTCGTCGGCCATCTGGTCGTCGATGATGAACCACATCTCTTCTTCTCCTTCCTGTGGTTCAGTCGATCTCGCCGGTGTCCGGATCGACGGTCGCCTCCACGTCGCCGTCGTCCATGTCGAGACTGCGGCGCAGGTCGTCGATGAGGATCATCTGCCGTGACGTGGCCGGCTTCGCGCACATGTTCTCCATGGCCAGGCCGGCGTCGAGGATGCGCTGAGCGAGGTCTGCGCAGTCGTACACGGCTTCGGTGATGGCGTGGATGCCGCCCCACTTGTCGATGTGCTCCTGCTTGTTTTTGGTGTCCATGACGTTGCGGCATGCCTTGAGCACGACGGCCGCGGCCTTGGTGACCTGCTGCGTCTTGCCGATGAGGTCGATGAGCGTGTCGGGCGTGGCTTCCTGCGGGATGAGCGCCTGTTGTTCGCTGGCTTTCATTGCTGCTCCTTAGAAATCCGGTTCCGGATCGGGTTTGCCGAAACCTCCGAATGATGACCGGTCGTCCGACGGAGCGCCCCACGGATCATCGGCAGGTGCGGCCGGTTGCGTGGACTGGGCCGGCTGTTGGCTCCAGCCGCCCGCTCCGGTGTTGACGGTCGGCGTTTGCGCGGCGGGATTGCCGTAGACGGGACCTTGCGGCCGTCGGTCGATGCGGCTGACCTGCGCGGTGGCGTAGCGCAGGCTCGGGCCGATCTCGTCGACCTGCAGTTCCATGACGGTTCTGTTGGTGCCGTCCTGTGCCTGGTAGGAATGCTGTTGGAGGCGTCCCTGCGCAATTACGCGCATGCCCTTCGCAAGGCTCTGCGCGCAATGCGAGGCCATGTCACGCCATGCCGAGCAGCGCATGAACAGCGCCACCCCATCCTCGTACTGGCCGGTCTGCTTGTTGTATACGCGCGCGGTGTTTGCGATGGTGAAGTTGGCGACCTGCGCGCCCTGGCCGGTGGTTCTCAGTTCCGGATCCGCGGTGAGGTTGCCGACGATGGTGATGACGGTCTCCCCTATGGCCATGTCAGGCTCCCTTCACATACCCAGCCGGTTCCGGGCCGAGCTGGCTTGGATCCTTGGCCTTCCACGCGCATTTCGCACGCAGGCATCCGGCCTCGCGGTCGATGACGATCTCGCCGAAGCGCGCCGGCGCGACCATGGTGAGGTTCCAGCCACGGTCGCGGTTGAGCGTGGATATGGTTTCGTACAGTTCGCCGATCAGCTCGGCGGACGTCATGCCGACGCTGGCGGGCGTGAGCGGCCATTCGAACCACTTCTCGCCCTCCGGCCTGCTTGGTGTTTTGCTTGGCAACGTTTGCCTCCTTTGGATTGATGTCGTGCCGGGACGCGGATTCGAACCGCGCATCCATCCGCCGACGTGACCTCAACACGCCGATCCATGGCGCCCGCATCCTGTCGCGGGTCCCGGCGAAGGCCGGACGGGAGGAGAAGAGAGAAGATGACCCGCCCGGATGGTTTTAACGTCTTTTCCTTGACGCGCGGGCGGTTCCGGCATGGCCGCGCATGACGAACCACGTCCATGCCGCAATGTGTGCGGAACCGTCCAAGTCCTTCACTGCCGTTGCTCGTCCAGCCAGCGTGCGAAGCGGGGGTCGGAGCACAGGCGGCGCATGATGACGGCCGCCGGAATAAGCACTGCGACCGGCGCGGCGATGAGATGTTCGATCGGGTGCGTGCACGCCGGCGTGCAATACAGCACCCACATGGCGGCGATCCAGATGGCGGCGACGAGCTGGCAGAGGATGACATGTGCGAGCTTGGTCATGATTCCTCCTCGTCCATCTCGCGCAGCAGTCGGCCGATGCTGGCCTGCAGCGATTCAAGCGCCGCACGGCTGACTGTCACGCCGGCGAGGTGATTTTCGTCGGTGATGATGCTGATTCGTGCGGCCTGGACGTCGTCGCCACAACTGCGGTCGCGAACGACGGCGACCGCGTATGAGCTTTGCGGCTTCTTGGTTTCCTTGCGCATTGTTGTCTGTCCTTAGTGTCGGCGCGTTCCGGCGTTGGCATCGAATTCCTCGATGCTGGCGACGCTGACCATGAGCTTGCCGTGGTATCCGCTCGGCTGGCGCATCTTGATGCGTCCGGCCCTTGCCCACTTACGGAGAGTCTTTTGATCGACGCCGCCGAGCATCGCGCTGGCTTGCTTGAGACTGACCCATCGCGGCGCATATGCCGTTTGTCTGACGGCTTCCTTGGCTATCTCGTGGGCGAGCGCCACTGGGTCGAGGAGTGGTTTTTCCATGGTGGTTGCGTCCGGCATGGAGCATCCCTTCTCAAGCGACGTCGGCGAGCGCTACGGGGACCATGGGGACTCCGGTGGCGAGGCCGAAGCTGTCGACGATTCTAGAGAATTCCAAAAGCGATGGGCAGGAGCCTTCGCACAGCTCGTCGTACCTTTGCTGATTGAGTCCACAGGCCGCGAGGAACGCTCCGTGGCTGAGGTTGCGTTCCTTCTGGAGGTTGTCGAGAAATCCAGGAGAGATTCTCAGGGCCTGCAGTTTGTTTTCATCTGCCATGTCATCCGTCCTTTCAAAGGTTTTCCGTTTCTGGAATAGAAATTACCACCAATGGAAAAAATATGCAAATCGATGTGGTACAGTATTTTCCATAAACGGAAAATCTGGAAAGGGGGTGAACATGAAAAATTCGTTTGAGGAATGGGTACAGGAAATCGCCGAAGGCGCGAGCAATCGAGAAATCGCGATGAAGGCCGGTATACCGATGACCACATTCCACCGCAAATGGACCAAGGGCGAATTCACCGCGGAGGATGCCGTGACGATCGCCCGAGCGTATGGGCGCAATCCAATCGAAGCACTCGTCGAGCAGGGAACGCTTACACCGGACGAAGTCCATAACGCCGGAGTCCACCCAATCGAGGAATTCACGATGCTCGAGCTCAGCCGTGAGATGCTCAGGCGCGTGCAGCAACAAGCCTCCATGCCGGATTATCTCTCGGAGCCAATGGATGGCACGAGCAAAAAGAAGTCCAACTGAACGACACACCCCTGCAGCTACTTTGCGGCAGGGGTGTTTCCTTATCTAAGCTAAAGCTGGTGCAGGAAAAGAGAAAGGGACACCATGTCATCGAAGAATGGTCTGAAAATCCACCAGCCACACAAGCTGGAAACGAAAATCAAAGCTCTGACGAA